GGTCTGGAGGTGTTACTCCCCCAATACGAAAGGGAGTAATTGAGGAACAGCTGTAGCATTATCTTCCTCACCCTTCAAAGGATTAAGATAAAGTACATCAACGTACATGTTAACTACGAAGCGATATGCATCATATAAATCAAGTGAATAAGGGTTGAAGTTAACTACAACACCAGGACCCCATACACAAATTGCAACTGATTTAGGATCACCATAAGCAATACCTGCAATATCTTCATTTGCAACATATTCTTTACCAAGAATACGGTCATTATCTAAGATATATTGCGCACCTGCAACTTGAGATTTTAATGTAGTACGTAAAGTAGCTTCAATATCAGGCGAAATGAAGTATTTAGTAGCTCTACGAACGCCATTTAATTTAGCTTGCTTTTCAATGTTTACTAAATTAGCAAATGAAAGAGCATTAAGTTCAGTTGCATTGTAGAATAATCCCTGAGGAGTTACATCATCACCTGCGCTAGCACCAAGAATTGTATGTTGTAATTTAAGTGTGATAGCTTCAGCTAATTGTGCACGGATATAAGATTCAAGATTGTAATCAGATTGAATCAACTCTTGACGAGAAATATCAACGTAAGTTGTAAGTCTCTTTGGCTTAGCTTCAATTGCATCAAACTTCATCTTAGTAGGATCAGCTTTCTTAAGTTCACCCTTCCAATATGCTTTAGCAGCACCGAAACGGTTAGTAGCAAATGTTCCACGTAAACCAGTGAACCATGTAAACTCACCAAGAATTTCATCGTTCATTATTGGCATTAAAGGATTGTTATATTGTGTATGAACTAATGCTTTACCATGAGTATTGTCTACAGTTGCATTTAATTCGTGACCTTGAATTGGCCAAGCTGGTGCTTGTTCTGTATCAGCTTCTGAAATAAAGCCGAAAGGAATAACGTTCATCATACCACCTTCTAAAGTGATTTCGGCATCTGCCATTTCTTTATTAGCCTCTTGGAAGATGTTAGTTAATTCTTCACCGAAAGGCTTGCGATTAATTGCTGAACGGAATGCTTCAGCTAAATAATAGTGTTTATTCATCTTTGTATTTCTAGAAATATATTTGTTCGTTTCATTCACTTCTTGTGAATTATTTTTATTAGTTTCGTTTATATTTATATTATTATCACTTTCTTGGATATTATCCAATTTTTTGTCATCTAAATTTTCATTTGTTTTATCTTCTTTGTCTTCTTTGTCTTCTTTATCATCTTTATCATCTGAAGTATCTTCTGTTTTGTCTTCAGAATCTTTAGTCTCTTCTTTTTTGTCTTCTTTATTGTCTTCTTTTTCGTCTTCAGATTCTTTAGTCTCTTCAGATTTGTTATCTTTTGTTTCATCTTCAGATTCTTTAGTCTCTTCCTTTTCGTCTTCTTTGTCATCTTTGTCTTCTGCTTCAGAAATAATGCAAGCATTCTCACAAAGCGACATAATATTTTCATTCTCTTTTAAATTGACCTCTGCCTCGCTAAATCCGGGTGAGCCGACTAAATCGTAACCAAACAATCTAGTCAAAGTAACTGTGTTACTGTCCTCATCGATAGTACCAACTGCTTTACTTGATACATAAAGAGGTGAACCGGCTTCGATTATTGCCTTAGCTATCTGACCTTTTGGTGTGTTAAGAATAGTAAGACTGCCTCTAACTACACCATCTTCATCAATAGAAAGACTATCAACTCTATGAGAAACGTTGTTCAAGTTAGTACCTAATGAATAATCATGTTCCAAAGTACCAAGAAATGAATGCTTTTCTATGATATCTTGTACAGATTCAACCATTTCTGTGTAATTTTCTTTAGTATATATACGATTATTGTTATTAAGTACACCACAAACACCAAAAACACCCTCTAAATGCATTAACGAATCACTTTTTTCTGATTCAACAATTTGCATATCTTGAATACTATTAAGTGTCTCAAAAAGTTTAATCTGTTTCATTATTTTGTGTGTCTATATTTTTATCGTCGTTATCTGTTTGATTTCTATTATTATATGATGCATTTTTAGTTGTTCCTTGATACGGAATAACAAATTCATCACCATCTTCTACTTCTGGAAGTCCAAGTAATGCTCTGCCTTCACCTTTTGACATAATACCAACCTCATATAAAGTCTTTACATAATTTGCATATGTTGTTCTATCTGATTTAATTAGAACATCTTGATTTAATGATATGTAATACTTCTTTCGCTCGGTAGATGTCAATAATTTACGTGTAAGTTCTTGTTCTAAATTAATTGTATAAGGTCCACAAGCATCTGTTATAAATGATATTGAACCAGCTTCAATTGTTCCATAAATATTATGACTGAAATCACCAAATTTTGTTGGAGCCATAATGAAATATCTACCAGCTTCTTGTACATTATACTGTCGAGAATCAATCAATTGTGCATCTTTAGCATTATTAGATAATTGTTCAAATCGCATTCCTGCTTCCAATACTGCTATACCATTCTCAGAATTGATTCCAGAAAGATAATTATTGCGAATCTCTCTTCGTTGGTCATCTTTTAATCGTGGAGCATCCGTAGATAGAATTCCCGTGTAGCGCATCCCTGATCCGAAGTAGTCTGCTGCTGCTTTCTCTGTATAAGCTGATAAATCAATTGTCTTCTTTGCATAATAGAACAATGACTCACCAATTAAACCATCTTTAGAATTTACGAATACATGAATTATATCTTTAGGCTCACATCTTTTTTGTAAATTCATATAGTTTACGTTGTAGTACAAACTAAATGTTCGAACATCAATTTGAGGAGCACATGTACCTGCAGGAAGATAAATAAGTTTAACTGGCTTATTGTTTTCTCTTTGTATATAAGCATAACCATTTCCTTCTACAATCACATCTTTTATCAAATTCTTTGTAAACATAAATTGTGTTTGTAAACAATTATCAAACAAATGATAAAACCAGTGATTATTGGAAGGTTCTTCATTATTAGTATATGACTTAATCTCCCATGGCATCATTCCAAGAGCATTTGAAATTTGTTGTGTTCCTGAAAATATTGTTGAAATAAACATCGGATCATACCCCGATAATGAAGCCAGACTATTCTTAAATCCTAGTGATGTGTTATAGCAAGGATTGTCTGGCTCTATATCAAATGGTGTATATGATTCAAATATAAGTTTTTGCATCTGAAATTTAAACATTATTATATTTATAATATAGTACTATATTAAAGATATAAGTAAATTATAAAAGAATTTTCATATAATTTTTTACTTGCGTGATATCTTTATCCAATCATCTTTAATTGAATCAATTGTATAAAAATATTTTGCTTTAATTTCACTTCCAATAAATGCTTCATTCATCTGATAAGGAACTTTACCATCCCATTCTTTAGGATATCCAGGGTCTAGCTCATTTGTAATGAATGGTATATCAATCAAATTAATAAGAGCAATATCTGTTTTTGATTGATTTTGAG